TGAGTCCACCCGCACTGGCTCAACTGTAACAGGCAAGGTCCGCAAGGTTGGTCGCAAGTATGTGAATGTGTTCGAAGGCAATTCTAACACTGTTTGGAAGGTTCCTGCTAACATGCTTACCCCTCTCCACATTGGGGGGTAAGAACCGGTTGACGCATCCGCATAAGATGCTATTATATATTATAAGTTGGAAATGAGGAGCAAGACACAATGTCTTACATTTTGATCAAAGAAGGTACGTATCGCAACAATCCTGTAGAGAACACCGTGTTTCCGGTTGTTAAGGGTTTTGTTGACGGTGCTAAGGGTACCTACATTACGGTAGACGCTAGCAAGGTTATTGCTGGGCGTGATACCATCCGCATTCGCCTTTCTAGCAAGGACGACGCAGTGTTCGTAGAAGCAGATGCGTTTGAGGCGCAGCAGGGTGCAAAGGTTGCTACTACTGAAGTCGCTCGCAAGAAAGGCGAACGCGAATATACTGCTGAAGAAGATGAACAGCGTATGAACGAGATTGAGGAGCGGTTTGAGATCCTCAATGAAATGACTGGCGCGCTTAAGAGCGGCGACATCCGTGCAATGATTGTGTCGGGCCCTCCAGGTGTTGGCAAATCCTTCGGTGTTACGCAGACGCTAGAAGCGCAGAGCATTTTTGAGGATGTTGCTAGCAAGCGTCGTAAGTTTGAAGTTGTTAAGGGTGCAATGACTGCCCTGGGCTTGTATGCCAAGCTCTACGAGTTTAGCGACAAGGGTAGCGTACTGGTGTTTGACGACTGCGATAGTGTGCTTATGGATGACCTTGCACTGAACATTCTCAAGGCTGCACTTGATAGTGGTAAGAAGCGCAAGATCTTCTGGAACGCAGATAGTGCTAAGTTGCGTAGCGAAGGTATCCCAAACAATTTTGAGTTCAAAGGCACTGCTTGCTTTATTACGAACATTAAGTTCGAAAATATTAAGAGCAAGCGTCTGCAGGACCACTTGGAAGCACTACAGTCACGTTGCCACTACTTGGACTTGACCTTGGACACAATGCGTGACAAGTACCTGCGTATTAAGCAGATTGCACGTACTGGTACACTTTGGGGTAGCGACTACGGTTTTGAACCTGAAGAAGAGCAGGAGATCCTGGACTTCATGTACGAGAACCGTAACAAGTTGCGTGAAATGAGCCTGCGTATGGCACTGAAGATTGCGGATCTCAAAAAGATCTCAGAAAAATGGCGCATGCTTGCAGAAAGTACTTGCATGCGGCGTGTGTAGATAGTATAATAAATGAGTAACAGAACAGATTTAGTATCACTTGCTCCTCTCCTCCTCCAGATACTAAATCTTAGCGCAGGGTGTTTACAGAGATGTAGACACCCTGTTGCATTTTGTGTATAATAAGATATGCTTTTATTTACAGTTGGCGATAGCTTTACATATGGTGAAGAACTAGAACACCCAGAGCAACATGCATGGCCTGTTCTGGTTGCTAAAGAGCTTGGATATGATTTAATAAATCGCGGCCGGCCTGCTACTAGTAATGATTATATGATCAAGGAAGTTATTAAATCAGTAACTAAAAATAGACCCGATCTTGTTATAGTTGCATGGTCTAGTGCAGGCAGAACTGAATTTTCAGACCATTTAGGTGTGTATAGTGTTTGGCCAGGGAGCAATTTAAATGTATGGAACGCTCCTGAACTAGCACATAGAAAACAATTAGTAAAGTATATAACTGTTTATAATGACTTGCAGCATGAGTATAGAAGATGGTTAAGAAATGTTGTACTATTACAGAGTTTCTTACGTGATCAATCCATAGATTATAGATTTGTAAATACATTTGATAATCTTATACGAGGCAATAAGTATATTGCCTGGTCTCCTGAATATACCCAGCTGATAGATACTGATAAGTTTATAGGCTGGCCCAATACGGGATTCATGGAATGGGCATATGGAACACCACATGGTCCTGGAGGTCATCCTCTTGAAGAAGGTCATCAACTTATAGCGGAGAAGATTATTGAAGCCTTGCATACTACACGTTAAGGATGAAGTTAACTGTAAGTTAGAAGGCTTAGAACTTGATACACGACGCAAGTTAAGTAACAAGTTTAAGTTTGAAATTCCCGGTGCACGTTACATGCCAGCGGTACGACTAGGACGTTGGGATGGCAAGGTTGCGTTCTTCCAAATGGGAGGTAGTACATACATCAATCTACTGCCTGAGATCCTACCCATACTAGCCAGCGACGGTTACGATGTTACACTAAACGATACACGTGACTACGAGATGGACTATCCACTAGAGCCTGTAACAGAAGACAGTTACAGCGAATGGACTTGGCCTGACAAGCACCCGGCAGCGGGCCAACCTATTGTGCTACGTGACTATCAGGTAGAGGTTATCAACAACTTCCTTAACAACCCGCAGAGCCTACAGGAAGTAGCAACTGGTGCAGGTAAAACACTTATAACAGCCGTACTAAGTCATAGATGCGAAGTACATGGGCGTACTATTGTTATCGTACCTAACAAGAGCCTAGTGACACAGACAGAAGCAGACTACATTAATATGGGACTTGATGTTGGTGTGTTCTATGGCGATCGCAAAGAGTTTGGGCATACGCATACCATTTGTACGTGGCAGAGCTTGAATGTGCTGTTAAAGAACACTAAGAACCAAGTAGCACCTATTACCATACAAGAGTTCCTTGAGGACGTTGTGTGTATTATGGTAGACGAAGTACACATGGCTAAAGCAGACGCACTAAAGACGCTACTAACAGGTGTAATGAGTCACATACCAATACGTTGGGGACTAACTGGTACAGTGCCCAAAGAAGACTTTGAAAAGATTAGTTTGGTGTGTAGCCTAGGCCCTGTCATCAATCAGATCAGTGCAAGTGATTTACAAGAGCGAGGAGTTCTTGCAAACTGTGAAGTAAATGTGTTACAATTAATAGATACAAACGAATATACCAGTTACCAGAGTGAACTAAAATATCTTTTAGAGCAAACTGATAGATTAGATTATATTGCTGGACTAATTAATAATATAAAGCAGTCTGGAAATACACTTGTATTGGTAGATAGAATTAATGCAGGAAAAGAACTTGAACAAAGGATTTCGTCTTCCGTATTTGTTAGCGGTGGAACAAAGGCACAAGAACGTAAGGACCATTATGATGAGGTTGCTGATGCGAATAATAAAGTTATCATTGCTACTTATGGTGTTGCCAGTGTTGGCATTAATATTCCTCGTATATTTAATCTCGTTCTTTTGGAACCAGGGAAAAGTTTCGTCCGAGTTATCCAAAGTATTGGACGAGGAATTAGACGAGCAGAAGACAAAGACTTTGTACAAATCTGGGACATCACCTCAACCTGTAGGTTTGCCAAGAGGCACCTTACTAAAAGAAAGGCGTTCTACCAGGAAGCGAAATACCCGTACAACATTCAGAAAGTAGATTGGCAATAATTAGAAAATGAGAATACTAACACTAGAAGATACAGCGTTTGATATGAATGAACTTCCTAATGAAGTAGACGATCTTAGGTTTGCAATATTAGACAACAGTGATCCTAAAAATCCAGACTACTTTTTTATTCCTTTAATTTTCCTGGAAAGTTTTAACAGTCCTGCTCTAGTATTAGAGATAGATGATAGTAGGATACGTTTGCCGGTAGATTGGAAAATACTAACAGGGGAAAAAGAAATAGGTGATTTAGAGATGATAAATCTCAGTAGCCTTAATGATAGAGGTTTTAACGCATTCAGTTTCAATCCTCTTAGTAGTTTTAAAGCTGATTATTTGCCTGTAAATATCGTAGATTTATACAGCGATGTTAAATGGTTCTTTCCCAAACTAAAGCAGGGTCAGATACTATCTATTCCTATTGAAACTGGTACAGGTCCACGCTGCGTATATTGTGCTAAAGATATCAATAAACAAAACGAGGTAGTAGATATAACAAAGGCTTGGTAAAATGGAAAAACCCAAAAAGGAAATTGAATCTAATGACAGCCTAACAGATGCAGGCATGCACTTGTTAATGGAAGAGGTTACTGACTCCTCCATGAAGGGCATAGTAGAATGGATTATTGAAGAAAACTTAGCAAAGAAGAAGAAAGATCATCTAACTCTAATCATTTGTAGTCCCGGCGGATCAGTTGATGCATGTTTTGCTGCTATTGATACTATTAAAGGAAGTACTATTCCAGTACATACTGTGGGATTGGGAATGATTGCCAGCTGCGGTCTTTTACTTTTTATGAGTGGAGAGCGTGGACATAGGACACTTACTCCCAACACTAGTATCCTTAGCCACCAGTTTAGCTGGGGCAGTTGGGGAAAAGAGCATGAACTCTTTAGTAAAGTAAGAGAGTTTGAACTTACTAGTAGACGTATTATCGAACACTACAAAAAGTGTACTGGATTGAAAGAGGCGGACATTAGAAAATATCTGCTACCGGAGAGTGATATTTGGTTGGATGCTAAAGAGGCAAAACGCTTAAATATTTGCGACAATATTAAGACAACCTATTAAGAACCTATTATGAATTACGATGAGTGGGACGGTCCTAACAGCAGTAGAATTATTGTAAGGCGTGATTACAGACATTTTGAGTATATGATCACCCCTAACTCACATAGTCATAGGAACATGATTGCTCGAACTCATCCTCTAGTAGAAGCATATTTTCGAGATAGAGATGTAGAGGTATCACGCAATACAGAAACTAGGAATAACAGACGATGGTATGTTATAATGTTTAGTAGGCTAGATGATGCTCAGATGTTTTATCTAGCACTAGCAGAGCATATAGACACACTAGGAGTTACCTTTGAGCGATTTAAAACTTAATACTATTCTTGCTGCCCTAGATCGCAAGGATATGAAGTTCTGGGATCAGTGTACGCCTGAGCAGCAAAAGAAGATCGCTCCCTTTCTACTCAACAGATACATGAGTATTGTTAAAGGCAATAAAGATCTACATGCTTATTATCTCATGGCAACCAACCAGCGTGTAAACGTAAACTACTTTGCACTTAGTAAGCATCCTAAACTAGTGTGGCAGTTACTTTGTACTGTTAGTCCTGGTATGGGTAATCAGTTCCACCAGTGGATTGGTAACAAAAAGAAAAATAATAATAACTCAGACATTCGCAAACAACTAGCTGCGTTATATCCAAACTATAAAGAAGATGAACTAGATTTATTAGCTAGTATTACTTCAGCACAGGAACTTAAAGAGCTAGCAGAGGCTAGTGGAGCATGATCAAAAAGGACACGGATAAAATTTTGATTATTCATTGTCCAGAAGATGCGGGCAGTGAGGCTCTAATAAACTGTTTAGCGTTAAGTAAGGATTTTCTCTTGCGGGATTTTAATGGACCTCGCGATATTGACAAGAAATATCTATTTTTAAAAAATAAAATAGACACATATAAAATTGGTGAAACTTTTAGCACTAGTTCTTCAAATCTTTTAGAATTAACAGACTATAAAAAACTTAATGATATACTCAACAGTGGTTCATATATTCCTATAGAAACTAATGACGATTCAAATTTGCAGTATGCTTTAAGAATATTTCCTAATGCTAAAGTATTGCAATTTACCAACTTTGATAAGTTTATTTTTTATAAAAAATATCAAGATATAATTGTCAATTATAACACAATAAAAGGTATAGATTGGCCTGACAGGCTAACACCTATGTTTGAAGGATTTCCAACCTGGGTTTTAAAAGAAATCCAAAAAAATTATAAAGAATTTTATGATCGTTGCCGTAATTGTGTTATCTCAGAAAATTTTGCCACTGAAGTTATAAGTGATTACGTATGGGATGCTGAATCATTTACTAATACATATCTTACAGTTCATAATTTAAGTTTATTATATGACAAGTTAGGTCTTACTGACTTCAATTTAGATAGAGTAACATATTTTTATACAAAGTGGAAAACAAAGGTTTATGATCCTATAATGGATGAATGCTATAAAATATCTAGAGGCTAGCGGCGAATGACAGACTTGCGTGATGTTATAGTTGATGCTATAATTAATCATAGTATGGAAACTAAAGATTATGTGTGCAAGTATTGTGGCAAAGGATACCGCAAGGAAAGCACACTAATAGCACATCTGTGTGAACCCAAGCGTAGAGCACAACAGGAAAAGGAGCCGGGCGTACAGATTGGTATGCAGGCTTACCTGCGTTTCTATGAACTAACACAAGGTAGTGCTAAACTTAAAACATACGCAGACTTTGCAGAGTCACCGTATTACAATGCGTTTGTGAAGTTTGGTAGGCACTGCCAGAACATACGTGCGATCAACATACGTGGCTTTATAGATCATGTAATCAAAGAAAATAAGAAGCTGGACCACTGGTGTAAAGATCAAATATATCAGGACTTCCTCTTCCAACACCTAAAGCGTGAGAGTGTGCAGGATGCACTGGAGCGTAGCATGGAAACAATGCTGGAGTGGGCCGAGGAAAAAGAGAGTGTGTTCAATCACTATTTCCTGTATGCAAACACCAATCGTATTGTCAGTGACATTACAAAAGGGCGTATAAGTAGTTGGGTAATCTATAACTGTTCAACAGGTGTAGAGATGCTTGACAAACTAAACCCAGAGCAAGTTGAAATTGCGTTCCCATATATTGAACCTGACTTTTGGCGGCGTAAGTTTCACGACTACGTTGCTGATACAGAATGGGTTAAGCATATACTAAGTGAGGCAAAATTATGATATATGTAAATGGTGACAGTTATAGTCTTTCTAATGGTAAGATAACAAATTGGAAAGATAGACAGTGAAAATTTTAATATTTGGATTACCTGGAAGTGGTAAAACTACACTTGCTAAACCATTTGCTGAACTAATTGGCGGCGTACACATAAACGCAGACGCAGTTAGAACACAATACGATGACTGGGATTTTACACCTGAAGGACGTATTCGTCAAGCACAACGTATGCGACACCTAGCAGATGGTGTTGTAATGGCAGGTAAGATTGCTGTAGCAGACTTTGTATGCCCAACAGAGCAAGCTAGACAGGAGTTTGCGCCAGACTACACAGTTTGGATGGACACAATTAAAGAAGGACGATACGAAGATACAAATAAGATGTTTGAACAACCTCCACATTGTGATTATCATGTTAGCCAATGGTTTACGGACACACACCACCAGCTAATGCAGGTAGTTAAAGTTTATATAGAAAGAAATTCAAAATAATGGAATCATTTATTGGACAAATTTGTTATTTTCCGTGGAACTGGACACCTCGAGGTTGGGCCCGCTGTAACGGACAATTTTTAGCAGTATCAAAATATATGGCATTGTATTCTCTAATAGGAATTGAGTTTGGCGGCGACGGCAGAACTACGTTTGCTTTACCGAAAATTGATCCTATTTCAACAGCTAAATCGGGCAACATCTATGCATACATATGCTTGGATGGAATATTCCCTGGTAGAAGTTAGGAGAACTACAATGTTTGATTGGAGATACATAAACAAGTGAGTAAGTTTAACTATAAAGCCCCGACAAGTTTATTATTGGGCAGATATCAACCATGGCATGATGGACACACTGCTCTATTTAAAAAAGCACTAGCAGAAACTGGACAAGTGTGTATAATGATTCGTGACGTAGGTGGCATTGTTGGCGAAGATGCAGGTGCTGGACGCACAGCGGCACAAACAGACAATCCTTTCGAAATGGACATTGTAATTGATAACATCATGGAAGGATTAGCAAAAGAAGGATACACATATGAAAAAGAATACATTATTCTTAAGGTGCCAAATATTGTAGACATTAGTTATGGTCGTGGTGTGGGTTATACATTTACACAGCACGATCTAGGTGCTACAATACACAGTGTAAGTGCAACAAAGATTCGTGCTGAAATGCGTGAACGAGGCGAACTTGCTGGGATAGACGATCTCAGTGTAGATCATATTGTTGTTGTTGGTGGTGCAACTGATTAATGGTTGATTTGCCAGATATTGACATTGACTTTTTCGATCGTACAAGTGTACTAAAGCATATTAGTCACACACCTGCACGATTAGAGACTGGTAAGCGACACAACACCGGTGTATACTTTACAGATATTCCTAGAGCATCTGATGGTCTTGCTACAATAGATCATAAACGTGCTGAAGAACTAGGATACTTTAAACTAGACTTACTTAATGTAAGTGTATATGAAGGTGTCCGTGACGAAGTACATTTAGTCGAACTAATGACTACTGAACCAGCCTGGCATAGACTGTGGGAAGACAGAGAGTTTTGCGAACAGGTTGTACACATTGGTAATCATTATGAACTAATAAAGAGTATGCGACCTGATAGTATTCCACGTATGGCCGTTTTTCTTTCAGTCATGAGACCAGGAAAAGCACATTTGAGAAATAAATCTTGGGCCGAAATCAATAAAACAGTATGGGATCGTAATGCAGATGGTTATACATTTCGTAAGAGCCACGCAGTTGCTTATTCACATCTAGTGGTTGTTCATATGAACTTGTTGGCGTCTACTTAACTCGCTTGACTAACTGAATATTTCTTCGTTTTGTACGCTTTTTACTAAGGTCCTGAATATTAACACTGGGACCGTGTGCAATATTACTATCCTTTACATTTAGGTTTACTAATGTGTATCTAAATGGTTCCCAATCCTGTTTAATAAAAATGTTTATTGGGATAAGTCTATTTGATTCCCACCACCATATTTCACCTAATTCTAAATATTTTTGCTTTTCTGTGGTGGTTTTAAGTTTACTATAATCATATAAACTCATGACAGTGTCATCATAGTTTTGTATTATTCCTATTAATTCAGAGCCGCCGTATTCTACCAGACTAAGAAAAGGATATTTTTCAAAAATTTGTTTCTCGAAATTACTCATGACACCTGCAGATAAATATAGATATGAATATTGATCTCACCGCCTATTTATATAAACAAATTATTGTGGCTACAAAGGTGGATTCACAAGCGAGTAATACTATGACTATGTTTTATGCCCCTAACGTAAAGATTTATCGTGGCGTGGATAATGAATTCCGTGTCAGTTTTAAAAATAAAGATCAAAAGAAAATCAATCTGCTAGATAAAACAGTAACACTTACTGTCATTAATAAAGATGATGGCGTTTCATACTTACAGCGTAATGTGGAAGTAGTAGATGCACAGCTAGGTTTAGGTAAAATTAGAATTACAGAAACAGATCTACTCAACTTAGATGCCAAATATTACACCTATGCACTCAGAGTAACAGACGGTGAAGGAAACACAGATGTTGCTTATGTTGACGATAATTGGGGAGCAAACGGAACTCTTGAATTAGTTGAAGGAGTGTATCCTACATTTACAGCAAGTACCGAGGAAAATTTTAGTTCAGGCAATACCGGCAGCACTATCTATCTTCCTGCAACTGGTAATAGAAACGATGCTGTTCATACGGCTCAAGTTTACTTTAGTAGTGCATTTACAGGTACTCTTAAGATAGAAGGAAGTCTTAGCCCAGCCACTCAAGGTATTGGCAATAACGATTTTGTAACTATAAAGACTTTAAGTTATACTGCTCAAGAAGGTACTGTTAGTGTAACCTGGAAAGGTATATACAGTGCAGTACGGTTTACACGTAGCACAACAACAGGAACCCTTAGTAAAGTGCTGTATAGGCCCTAATGAAACTTGCAGGATTTGGCTGTAGCTTTACATATGGTAGTGAGTTATTAGATCCCGAGTTAGCTAACTCATGGGATCGCCACCATGAAAATACTCCATATAGAGAGCGTCACAGTTGGTTAGGTAGACTAGCTGAAAAGTTGGACGCTAGTTACATTAATTTAGCAGAACCTGCTAGCAGTAATTATAGCATACAGGAAAAATTTGCAGAGTACGTTCAAAATAATAACTGTTCTAATACTATAGTCTGTTTTGCATGGACCAATCATCTACGTAACAGTTGGTGGAGTGATAAAGAGCAGCGTTGGATACATGACGGCTTCATTAGAAATGAAAATGAAACACTGTTTGGTGCAAGTTTTAAAGAATGGTTAACGCACAGTCACAAACGCTGTGAACAGGCTACACTAAATGCCAAATTATTTGTTAACAGTGTATGTGAGGCAAAAGGTATTAAAATAATACAGTTTGATGCCCTATCTAATGTTAATAGTCCACGGTATTCTAACTACCATATGCAGGGTAGATCCATGCAGGATGTTCTAATAGCTGAGGGGAAAATGTTAGGTAAAGAGTTTTTGGCCAGTGGCGGCCATCCTAATGAAGCTGGACACACGCACTACGTTGACCTAATGATGGAATGGATAACTGCAAAGAAATTGCTATGAAACTTTGGCAATATGGATGTAGTGTTAGTTTAGGCGAAGAAGCAACCAAGCCATATGGTATGTGGATTGCTGAAACATATGGTTATGAATTTGTCCAACAGAGCGAAAGTTCAGCAAGCAATCCATATATAGCATTAAAGTTTTCTGAACAGTATACTCGAATTACACCTGAAGACTTGGTAATATTTGGATGGAGTCATCCTAGTCGCAATAGTTGGTACAATAAGCATACTAATCGATGGGAACATTTAAATTATATCCAGCAGAAAAAACGAAGTAGCGCACTAACTGGTAGTGTTATAGACTATATACAAAATCAACTATGTGAATATACTGAGAATGTAAATGATTGGTATCCTAAACACATAGTAGAAACAACTTGCACATTAAATAATTTAAAATATCTACATGTAGATTGTGTACCACGTATGGTAGATTATCTCATGCCAAACAAAAACAAATACATAGCAGATCATTTACATCCAAACGATCTAGGACATCAACAGATATATCTGTTGATTAAATCCAAAATAGATAGTATATTATATACATGAATTCTATCCAGCAAGTAGTGTTTGATCACTTGCCCAGACAGAAACGCTCGCCTAGTGGCTGGTACAGTTTCAATGCTGTATGCTGTCATCATCGTGGTGAATCACAAGATAAGCGAGGACGCGGAGGATTATTGCCTACTCCTGACGGAGGTGTCACCTGGCACTGTTTTAATTGCGGCTACAAGACCGGCTGGCGGCCTGGTAGACACATTAGTTACAAGTTTCGCAAGTTGCTTGATTGGTTGGGTGTAGAAGAAAATGAACGTCAACGCCTAGTAGTAGAAGCATTACGCATCAAAGAAACAGTTGTTCTAGAAGATGATGATGATCTAGAACCAGAATTTACGATCGAGTTTCCTGATCGTAAACTGCCAGAGGGTTGTGTGCCATTGGCAGACGCTCCACAGGAAATACAGGATTACGCACAGGCGCGGTGTATGCCGGGAGACGAGCTATTGTGGAGTAATACTCAGCCTGGCAGGATGTATCGTCGTATTATTATACCCTGCACCTGGAACGGGCGTGTCATAGGGTCAACTGCAAGGGGAATAGACGACGATGCTCGCCCCAAATACTTTAACAACTATGAAGCAAACTACGTGTATGGCATAGACAGACAAGTGGAAGGTGGTAAGTTTAGCATAGTGTGCGAAGGTATCATCGACGCAATGACTATTGGTGGTATTGCTACATTAACTAATAGATGCAATGAAACACAGGCACAGATCATTGACACAGTGGGTAGGGAGATCGTACTAGTACCTGACAGAGATCGAGCTGGTCAAGCACTTATAGACGATGCACTAGAGTATGGTTGGAGTGTTAGTTTTCCAGAGTGGGAACCAGACGTCAAGGATGTGAATGCCGCAGTTGTGCGTTACGGTAAACTGTTCACATTAAAGAGTATCATTGATGCTAAACAAACTAGTAGGTTGAAGATAAAATTGATGAGAAAGCGATGGTAGGATTACATATTGAAGCTACTAGCAGATGTACACTTGCATGCCCGCGTTGTGAGCGTACAGTGTTTATGGAAAAGTTTGGTAAAAAGAATTTTGATATTGTAGATTTAAATATAGAGCGTTTCCAACAATTTGTTGACATGCCAATAAATACAATAGGGTTTTGCGGTAATCGTGGCGATCCAATTTATCACAGTAATTTTTTAGAACTTGTTTCTATAAGCAAAGCAATGTGTACCTCTGTTTCCATTGTTACAAATGGTAGTAGGAAAAGCAAAGACTGGTGGCAACAACTTGTTAGTATATTAGACAATACTGATACTATTACGTTTAGCATAGATGGTACACCTGAGAACTTTACTGATTATAGAATAAATGGTGATTGGGACAGTATAAAAACTGCTATAGAAGTATGTGTGGATAGTAAGGTGAAAACAATTTGGAAATATATACCTTTTAAATTTAATGAGAATGATATAGATAGTGTTAAAATTTTAAGTGAGCAACTTGGCATAGACAAATTTCATGTTGAGTACAGTGATAGGTGGTTAATCAATGATCCATTACGTCCTAGCGACGATTTAATAGGACCTAGAGATACAGTACAGCAAGAATATAAAACGAAAGGTATTAAGTCATTTAGCATAGATCCAAAATGTGTTTCTGATAAAGAACATTTCATAAGTGCTGACGGTTTTTACGCACCTTGCTGCTACAGCAAAAATTATGAATTTTGGTATAAAAGCGAATGGTGGAAAGATAAAATGAGCATACAGGATTATACTTTGAGTGAATGTATTAGTAGATTTAAAAATTTTTATGCTACAATACAAGATACAAGGCCTAATTATTGTGTTTTTAATTGTGGAAAGTGTTAATGGCTAGAGAATATACGCCAGATTTACAAAAACTGTTTTTAGAAATGATGATGCAGGATGCACAAAACTACGTCAGAGTGCAGAACATCTTTAACGCAGAGAACTTTGATCGCAGTTTGCGTGATGCAGCAGAGTTTATCAAGGAGCATGCTACAAAGCATAGCACTATGCCTACGTATGAACAGTTGAACGCTGCTACACACTTAGATGCAAAACCTATCCCAGAGATGGCAGAGGGACATAACGATTGGTTCCTTGAGGAGTTTGAATCGTTTACCAAGCGACAGGAACTGGAACGTGCTATTCTGAAAGCAGCAGACTTGTTGGAAAAAGGCACGTATGATCCTGTAGAGAAACTAATCAAAGACGCAGTGCAGATTAGCCTAACCAAAGACATGGGTACAGACTACTTTGAGAATCCTAGAGAGCGACTTATGGCACTCAAGGACAACAACGGGCAGGTAAGCACAGGTTGGTCAGCACTGGATCGTAAACTGTTTGGTGGTATGAACAAGGGCGAGCTAAACATATTTGCAGGCGGCAGTGGTAGTGGTAAGAGTTTGTTTATGCAGAACTTGGCTGTAAACTGGGTAACAGCAGGACTCAACGGTGTGTACCTAACACTAGAACTTAGTGAAGGGTTGAGTGCTATGCGTATTGACAGCATGCTTACAAACGTCAGTACTAAGGAAGTATTCAAAGACTTAGACACTGTTGAGATGAAAGTTAAGATGGTGGGCAAGAAAGCAGGCAAACTACAGATCAAGTATATGCCGGCACAGAGCACAGTTAATGATGTTAGAGCATATCTAAAGGAACTTGAGATTACAAAGGGTATGCGTATTGACTTTTTGCTTATTGACTACTTGGACTTGTTGATGCCAGTTAGTGCAAAGGTCAGTCCCAATGACCTGTTTGTTAAGGACAAGTATGTAAGTGAAGAACTACGCAACTTGGCTAGAGAAATCAACACAATCTTTGTTACAGCATCGCAGTTGAACCGTAGTGCAGTTGAAGAGATTGAGTTTGATCATTCGCATATCAGTGGTGGTATTAGTAAGATCAATACAGCAGACAATGTGTTTGGTATCTTTACAAGTCGTGCAATGCGTGAGCGTGGACGTTATCAAATACAGTTAATGAAAACACGTAGTAGTAGTGGTGTTGGGCAAAAGGTAGACTTGGAATTTGATATTGAAAGCCTGCGTATCAGAGACTTGGGTGAGGATGAAGACTATCAGAACTTTAAGAAGCAGAGTAGTAGTATCTATGAACAACTTAAAACAGGAGACAACACTCCTGAAGTAGACGGAGATGCTGAAGTAGGTAAGATTACTGCTAATGTACAAAGTAGTAAACTTAAAGACATGTTAGCGAGTTTGAAACAGAGTGACTGATGATATAAAGTCGCAGCCAGGATTTTGCTACGAGATATTTAAAAATCTAGCCTTTTGGAGCACGAAAAATACAGTAGGATACAATCCTTGTAGTTTTTTTAAAGGATATATTACAACATCTACTGACCCTAAACAGGCATGGTTTGGCCCAGAACGTCATGCTATTATCAACAGTGTTATGCAAGGAGAACTTATACCAGGCTGTTCTGCCTGTTATCAAGCAGAACGGGCAGGACTTACTAGCAGACGTATGTCTAGTAAAGAACTTTACGAAAATTATCACAAAGACGCTGACATAAATCTTACTGATGCACCTAGAGCACTAGACTATAGTGTTGGCAACTTGTGCAATCTTAAATGTACTATTTGTGGACCTAACAATAGCAGTAAATGGATAAGTGATTGGGCTCAACTTTACCCTAACGCCAACACCGATGATTTTTTGCACAGAAAAGATCAATATGTAACCATAGACGATTTAGAATATCTTAAAACCATTAAAAGCGTTCACTTTCATGGAGGCGGCGATCCTCTACTTAGTAATGCACATGTAAAACTACTGCAAAACATTGAAAACAGTAAAGGGTTGAGTGATGTTAGATTATTTTACAATATAAATGCTACTAACCGTGTTAATGAAGATGTGTTAGATCTTTGGAGTAGGTGTCATCTAATAGAACTATACTTTAGTATTGATGACATAGAAGATAGATTTGAATACCAGCGTACTGGCGCCAATTGGAAGAGGGTATTAGATAATTTAGAATGGTATAAACAAAATATGCCAGTTAATCATTTGTTTTATATTAATTGCACTTGGGGATATCTTAACTTATATTATCTAGATGAATTGTACAACTGGTATAAAGAAAATTTTAGTGAAAATAGACTAGGAGATCCAATCAAACTGATATTCCAAAAATGTTTTGGCACATACAGTTTAGATTGGGTAAGTACAAAAACTATGCAAGTGCTACAAGATAAGTTCAAATTGTATCCTGAAATATACAGCCTATTAGGAATGTTAGAAGTTAGGGAAGAGCCACATACGAAATTTTGGGACATAGTGACTCGAACTGACCGTATTCGTAACCTCAATTTCCCTACACTTTGTCCTGAATGGAGTGCATTGTTATGAAAATATTCTGCACAGGAAATCTTAACCGTAAAACTATTGCTTATGGTTTATCCCAGTTAGGGACAGTTGATACTGGCAGTATTAGTACAGGCTGGGATTTTAAAAACGAAGACACATTACAACGTCTTAGAAAAAAAATCCTAGATTACGATGTTTTTGTTAATAGTGCATTTATTGACATTAATACTCAGGAAACTCTATGTGATTTAGTTTACGCTGTTTGGACAGAATATAATATTCGTGGTCACATTTTTAACCTGGGCACTACCCTTGAAAATACTGATGATATGTCACCTTATGCCCAGAGCAAAAGAAAATTACGAGAATATACCTTAACTTTAAGTGAAAATACTGGCTATACTGGAGTAAAATTTTCCTACCTTGTTATTGGGGGAGTAGGTAAACAGTATGTTACCCCTTTACAAATCGCACAGACTATACATTGGATTGTTTTACAAAAAGTTCGTATACCTTTAATACAAATAGATAGTCAAAAAACCTAATCATAATATCTGTCTAACCTATAGCCCTTTGCTTCCCAACAGTCAATAAATAAGTTGGTTATTAGACAGTCCTATTGAAACAGTTCACAATTGGGATTTGCCAAGTAGTTCTCTGACAT